TATAACAGCAACAAGTTAATTCACCGAAAACAGGGTGATATTTTTATTTCACCTAAATTAAGGTGAATCAGGGGACGGTAATAATTTTAGGTTTAAACTACCTAAACTAAGATGGTTTGAATATGATAACTATATGAAGTTGTTTTAAGAGGAGGTGGTTTCTTTGGGTAAATATAATTGGGAAGAAATTAAAAGTCAAATAGAAATAGGTAAATATACAATTAGAGAAATAGCTGAAAAATACAAACCCGAAGGAACTAGCTTAAAAAGCGCTTATGACTATATCAGGAAAAAGAAAAAAGACGAAGGTTGGGAAAAAAACAAAGATAACGAAAAATACACAAAAAAAGTAAAATCTAAATTAATGGAAAATGAATCAGATAGAGAAGCAGAGTTGAGAGAAGAGTATAACACAATGATAAACAATATTCGCAGAGGAACTTATAAAACTTTGATGAGCGAGAGAAATACTGATAGATTAAGACAATTTAAGCTAGCAATTAAAACTATACAAGAGTGCCGCAAGGAACAATGGGAGGTAAATCAAATACAGGAGGTTGCGGAAAAAGTAGAGCAGGAAATAGACCACGGCCTTAAAGAAGAAGGCTTGCAGATTGAGGTGGTGGAAGCCAGAGATGACAAGGTGGACAATGCACAGCAGGCAGAGGGAAGTGTGGGACAGCAAGGCAAGGTTTAAAGATAGTATGTGCTGGCCGAAGGGGTGGCAAGTCGGAGTTAGGTGTAATGTGGGCAGGTAGTATTGCCAGAGATTTTGCTTTGAAACAAATACCAGGAGTAATATGGGTAGTATTGCCGACTTCCAAAGAGTTCCCGACAATATGGAGAAAGTTTCACCGGATTATTCCCAAAAACTGGATAACTGACACATCCGGCACTGACAAGCGACCTGATTTCATCAAAATGGGTAATGTGGTAATACAATTCCGCTCAGCAGATAGACCAGATGGTTTAGTGGCAGAGGGGTTGAGGGCAGTATGGCTAGATGAAGCAGGGATAGCACTCAAGAACGGTAACCTATGGAGTGAATATATCAGGCCGACACTAATAGATTACAAAGCCCCTGCTTATTTTTCAGGAACCCCTAAAGGGCAGAACAAATTTTTTGAGTTATTTTCTAGAGGGCAGGACAGTGAAGAAAAAAAGTATCAGTCCTGGCGGTGGACAAGTTATGCAAATCCCTTTGTGCCTGCTTCTGAGATAGAAGATATTGCTCAGGATATGTCAGAAAGAATATATAAGCAGGAGATATTAGCTAATTTTCTTGATGACAGTAGCGGAGTATTCCGCAATGTCGCAGGTGCTGTCGGGCCATATTCTGACAAAAAAACAGTTGTGGTGGGAGTTGACTTAGCTAAGGCAGAAGACTTCACAGTATTAATAGGGTTAGATGAGGATGGAAATACAACCTTTTATGATAGATTTAATGCTATATCGTGGCCTCTGCAGAAAAAGAGAATAGTTAGTAAAGCCAGCCAGACAGGTGCTTTTTTCTTGATAGACAGCACAGGGGTAGGCGATCCGATAGTAGATGATTTAAAAAATGAAGGGGTGCAATGTGAGGGATTTAAGTTTACCAATTCAAGCAAGGCACAGCTGGTTGAGGGGTTAGAAATAGCCATAGAAGAACAGCGGATAACGATACCAGATGAGCCTGTGATTTTGAATGAATTGCGGGCTTTCTCTTATGAGGTGACAAGGGCGGGGAATATGAGATACTCAGCTCCGGAAGGACTGCATGATGACTGTGTTATGGCTTTAGGGTTAGCCTGGCAGGCACTACAGAGAAATACTTTTAAGATATTGATTTAACAGGGCGGTGAAATAATGGGCATCAAAGACAAGATAGCTAGTATTATACCTTTTATTAAGCAGGAAGAAAATAGACTCAATGTATCTCCTATCTGGCGCCAGTATCATAGAGATTGGCGTGATTGGAGTGGGGAGAGGGCAATACAGGAAGGGTTGAAGCAGAATGTCTGGGTTTATGCTTGTATAAGAAAGATAGCTGAATCAGTCGCAAGTGTACCCTGGCATGTGAAAGAAGTTGACGGGGATATTATAGAAAACCATCCTGTTGAGCAACTCTTAACAAACCCCAACCCCAACCCGCTAATCACAGGTAACACACTTTTGAAGCTTGAAGTAAATCACCGCCAATTAGCAGGAAATGCAATATGGTACAAGAACATTGTCGGTAATCAGGTAGTGGAATTGTGGCCATTGAAACCTGACAAGGTACATCCCTTAATCAATCCCGATGGTATGATAAGAGTTTATGAGTATGAAACCCCAGAAGGGAAAAGGGTAGAGGTCAACCCAGAACACATTATACACTTTATTTTTGCTAATCCTGCTGATTTTTACTGGGGGATTTCACCTTTGCAGGCTGCCGCAAAGACAGTTGACACCGATGTTACTGCACTCAAGCATAATTATTCTATTTTGGGAAATGCAGGCCAGGCAAGCGGGGTGCTGACTTATAACCATGATTTGAATGAAGAGCAATGGCAAGAAGCCAGAGAGAGAGTTAAGCATCATCAAAAAAATCCCGGTGATTGGTGGGTAGTTGGAAATGATGCTGAGGTTAATTCTCTCACAATGTCTATTGAAGAAATGCAGCTGCATGAATTGCGGAAAATGTCAATGTATGAAATCCATGCAGCGTTTGATGTTGATCCTCTGCTAACAGGCGCCCCTGATCCGGCCAGCAGGGCTAACAAAGAAGAAGCCAAGAGAGAATTTTGGCAGAACAATATTATTCCTTATCTTGAGTCGCTAAAAGAAGGGCTTGAGAATAATCTGCTTGTCCACTGGGATGAAAGTTATTTGGAGCCGGGAGAAGAACCAACACTGAAAATGGAATATGATTTAAGTAATGTCGAAGCACTCAGAGATGACCTGGTATCAAAAGCACAGGTGGCACAACAGTTTTATGATATGGGTGTACCTTTTAATAAAATAAATGAACGCCTTGAACTGGGTTTTGATGATGTCCCGGGCGGTGATACGCCTAGAGGTTCTTTGGAGATGGCTAGCAGAAAACCACCCAGAAAAAAAGACCTGCTAGCCAGTGAAAGGGAAATCCGATGGAAGGAAGTTGAGGAAGACAGGGAAGCTTGGGAAGAACAAGTAACCCCTGTTATCGAAGAAGAATTTGAAAGGGAAGCTGAACTGATAGAGGAATATCTTGAAGGTACAACTGATATTGACATAGAAGAAATTGAAGAAATACTAGAGCAAGGGTTGAAGAATGGCAGGTTATGATGGAGAATATATATATTCCTGTTATACAACATTTTGGGCAAGAGGAACTTGAGAGATTAGAAGGTGAAAAATCCCGGACAAAAGCAGAGTTTGATGAATTTGAGGACAGGGTAACAGAATGGATGTCTGAGAATGCAGCAGAACAGGCTACACTTATTACTCAAGCAAGTAAAAATGAAGTAAGGAGGATAGTCACAGAGGGTAGGCGTGAAGGATTATCAATGACAGAGATTGGCAGGGATATCAGGGATACTTACAACATTTGGACTGAGCCGGATGAAGAAAGAGAGTTTTATCGTGCTATGCGGATTGCTCGTACAGAAGTTCAAATGGCTCAAGGGAAGGGTAGCTTTGAGGGTGCAGTACAGGCAGAAGAAGAATTTGGAATAGAGATTGAAAAAACTTGGATTACTACTATTGATGGTAGGGAAAGGCCAGCACATGCTGACCTTAACAATGAAACCAGGCCGCTCAGAGAAAGCTATTCAAATGGGCTTATGCACCCGGGTGATCCATCTGGGCCACCGGAAGAAATAATCCAATGCAGGTGCGCTGAAACACACCGCCCGGTTTCCTAAAGAAAGGAGGACAGATAATGAAGTATAAAACTTGCTCATTTAATTTTTCAACAAAGGCTGAAGAAAACATATTTTCTGGCTATGCAGCAGTATTTGGTAATAAAGACTCACATGGGGATATAATAGAAAGAGGAGCGTTTCGTAAGACTCTTGAGGAACACTCTGACAGGGTGAAGGTCTTATGGCAGCATGATCCCTGGAGTCCTATTGGTAAACCTATCAGGATGCACGAAGATGAGAAAGGCCTATATATTGAAGCGAAGGTTTCACAGACTGATAAGGGTAAAGAAGCCCTGCGGCTTATGGAAGACGGTGTTGTTAATGAACTGTCGATAGGGTATGAGGTTATTAAAGAAGACCATGATGAAGAAAGAGAAGCAAATATCTTGAAGGAAGTAAAACTGTGGGAATTTTCTCCTGTTACTTTTGCGGCTAACTCACTTGCAACGGTAACGGGAGTTAAAGACCTGAATGAACTCCGGCCGTTTTTCCAGCAGGTGCATCAACTTAGGAAAGAGTTAAAGGAAGGTCGAGTATTAAGTCAGGCAAATTATAACAAGTTGCAGGAAGCTGTCAAGATGATTAATGAAGTCCTTGAAGCAGCTGAGCCGGAGAAATCCACTCAGCAGGGTGAGCCGGGCGACCACTCATCTGAAACGCTAGAGGACTTGTTGGATTATGTTGAGAAAACCAGAAAAAACCAGAAGGCAAAGCAGGTAAAGTTAGAACTCAAAGAGTTTGGCGAAAAATTAAGACAAAGGAGTGTAATATAATGATTGAAACCATTAAAGAACAATTAGAGCAACTCTCTCAGGATATTGCCGAAGGGCAGGAGAAGTTGAGGGAAGAAGTGACCGAAAAAGGACAAACGCTGAAGGATGTACAAGAAGAAATTGTTGAGATGGATAATAAGAGGGCAGAACTTGAAGATAGACTCGCAGAACTTGAGAAACAGATGCTTGAAAATGGAAGATTGCCGAACGGTGATAAGTTGGATGACAAGGAAGATTTCGGATTTAAAAATCTGGGTGAGTTTGTGCAGGCAGCTTACCAAAATAGTAAGGATAACCCCAAAGATGAACGGTTGAAAAAACTGGGAGATTGGATGAAGAAAGAACTTGCTGTTGATCCCGGTGAAGCAGGAGGTTTCCTGATACCAGAACAGTTTGGAGAAATGCTGGATGTGTTTCAGCCGCAGAATGCTATCTTCCGGCCAAGGGCAAGAGTTATTCCCGCCGGCCCCAGTCCTGACGCTAAAATTAACTTCCCTGCGTTAGACCAGGGTGGGAAAGGGGTATATGCGGGTGTCCAGACTGAATGGATAGAGGAAGGTGCAAACAAGCCTGAGACTGACTTTGACTTTAGAGAAATTACACTTGAGCCTAAAGAGGTAGCGGCTCATATCCCAGTAACCGATAAGTTGCTGAGGAATGCGCCTGCTGTTGCTGGTACTATTAACCAGATGCTTACCTGGGCATTGGCAAAAGCCGAAGATGTGGCATTCTGGGAAGGCGACGGGGCAGGAAAACCCCTCGGATTGTACCCCGACACATCCGACAAGGATGGTTACCACAATTCTGTATTGTCTGTCGACAGGCAGAATAGTGGCGAAATAGAATATGAAGATATTGCCAATATGTTTGGAAAGATAATCCATGGCAGGGGTGGACAATACTACTGGCTGGTCAGTCATCAAGCACTGCCTCAGTTGATGCAGCTTGAGGATGGTGCCAACCAGTTAATCTGGCAGCCCAATGCTAGAGAAGCTAGTCCTGGTTCATTAATTGGACTTCCTGTCATCGTAAATGAAAGACAGCCTGACCTCGGTGATACTGCAGACCTGGCAATTGTCGACTTCGGCTATTACTACATTAAGGATGGAGTTGGCCCGATGATAGCAAGCTCTGAGCATGTTGAATTTCTGAAGAACAAGACTGTCATCAAAGCTTTCCAAACTGTGGACGGTCAGCCTGCTATTACCGAGCCGCTTGAACTTGAAAACGGTGAGGATGCTAGCCCGTTTGTATTCTTGAATGAAGACCAGAAGCGTAAATAAAACAACAGGGGGTGTAACAGCCCCCTTCTAAAAAAAGGAGTGTAGTATAATGCACAGAAGATTGTATGAGGAAATCAAAATTGATTCTGTTGGTGAAGGCGGAGATGAAGTCTTTTCTATGGAAGAATATGGGGAAGCACTTATAATTGCTAAGGCTACCGGAGACACAAATGATACCGTAACAGTTGGAAATCTTGTAGGTGATAATGAGGTTATAGAGGACATCGATCTGAAGATAATGACAGGTATATCTTAGCGCTCAAGGCCAGCGATGTTGACTCGGATGAAGATGGATTCGAAGTTAACTGCCTGGCAGATGCTGTCGCTATCGTACTGAGGGGTGCTGCTAGGTATAAAGCAGTTGACCTTATCGCCGATGAATTTAGCGAATACGAAGCCTAAAATATAAACGAGGGGGTTGGTAGCCCCCTCTTTAGGGTGATTGTATGGACAAATATAAAGTGTTGAAGGAGTTTCGTTATAAGGGGAAAACACATCTCCCGGGCAGGTATATCTATCTTGAAGGTGAGGAAGCGGAAAAACTTGCCGGGCAGAATAAAGTGAAAGGCCCACACAAGACCAAGATTGACGGGCCAAATATGTGGAAATGTGGTAACTGTGAGAGAAGTTTTGACACTCCACAGGGGAAAGCCGCTCATGAAAGGTTTTGTCGCTAATGGATGCTAACAAAAACGAAAAATTCTTTGATGAGTTGACAGCCAGAGGNCAGCGTAAATGGATATATGATGTGATATATTCTGCAACAACCGAGGAGGGACACTTTGCCACAGTCTCTTTTGATGCTAAATATAATATTCCTCTATCAGCGGAAACTTCCCCCATAAATTACCGGACAGTTAATTTCGGTACTAATGATAATCTCACTAATCTGCCGAAAGGAAACACTTTCAAGATAGAACCTGAAGTTGGAGCAGACTTCATCGTTATTACTAATCTGAAAGTTATCACCTATAACGATGGCGTCAGGTGGGGTGGTAGAGAGTTAGAGATTGAGATTAAAGTTAATGGTGAAATTGAAACCTTGCGTGTTGGTGGCTGGAATGGGATACTGGAGGTTGCAGACTTTTCCGATGTTGCTGTCAAAATTGAGAAAGTAACAGGTAATGAAAACTCCCTATTTCACGCTTACCTTGACATTGAAGGTACTGTTCAAAGGCGCGGTGTTATATTAAGAGAGGATAGAGAGGATTATATCACAATATCTTCTTTTGATAGTGATGGCAACCCTGCCGATTTGGGCATACCTTTTTTGACAGTTACAGCAGAAGGATATAGGATAGTCTAAGGTGGTGATTGAATGAAAACCACAATTTACGAACATCTGGAGTTATCAGTTGATGAAGTACTTGACTGGCTTCAGATTAATGTCATTGAGTTAGATGGTAATAATGATATTGTTGACCTGCCTGCCGAGAGTGAAATTCAACGACTAATTGATGCTGCAAAGCAGAAAGCAGACAATTTTGTTGACAGGGAAGAAGAATATTTTGAAATAAATGATGAAGTCGTTATCCCGGAGCAGATTAAGCAATGGGTACTTTCTGTTGTGGCAAGATGGTATGAGCAGAGGGCAAGTGGTGAAGGAACTCGTAATATCCAGAATGCTGAAGCTGTTGACTGGGATGATATTGACTTCTCTGACCTGATACCATATCAGAAAAAATCCCGTCCTTACCCCGAAGATGATGAAACTGAAAAGTGGTGGGAACATGCCATATAGAGATAATGTAGTAATCCAAAAAAAAGAGAAAGTCGACAATGGAGATTTTGGTGATGAATATGAATGGAATAATATTGTAGCGATACCCTGCCGGAAGGTAAATCTCACAACTGAGATGATGGTGCAATATGAACAGATAGGGAATAGTGATGTACAGTTTGAGTTACAATTTCCCTATCAGATTAATCTCAATATATCTGACTACCGCATTAAATATCTTGGCAATATATATGAGATTGTCAGCCCACCGTCTAATCGTGGCGGACTTAAGCAAACTAGCAGGGTAGCACTAAGGCAGGTGGAATGATATGGGTGCAAGTTATGAGATTGAGAATAATGTAGATGAGGTAATGACTAAGATTAAGAAGGAACAAAAAAAGAGAGCAACACAGGTAGCACTTGAAGCAGAAAGTGATATTAAGGAAGTGTTGCGTGGTGGTGGCTCTGGTAGGGAGTATTATATACCTGGTACTGGCACAACTTACAGGGCATCATCTCCCGGTGAACCACCTGCTGTCCGGCTAGGAGAACTCTTAGGAAGTATAGCCCATTTTATTGAAGAAGATAGTAACGCTGTTCATGCTATTGTTGGCACGCCTAAAGAGCATGGTCTCCACACAGAGTTTGGCACAATGAATATGGCAGCCCGACCGTGGCTGAGGCCAACGATGAAAAAGCACCAAAACAAGTATAAGGCAATTTATGCCGGGAGGTGGTTCTGATATACAATTCTAGCGAAACGGGATTGAGTGTCTGGCTCAGGAATGCTATAAACAATGATGATGATTTGCAAGAAGATATTAAAGGTGTATATAGTATCTGGGCTAAGAAAGATGCTGACCTCCCATATATAGTGTACAGGGTTGATATTGACACGACTCAGAAAGCAATCCAGCGTGGTGTTATATTATTTGGTCTTTGGGATTATTCTCAGACTGAAGAAAGAATACTAAGAATGAAAGGCAATCTCGTTAAGTTACTAGACAGGAGAAAAGTCTGTTTTCCGGAAAGCAGTCTTTGTAGGTTTTTTTATTCGAACGGATCTTCTGTCCCAAAAGATACGGAAAATATTTGGCACCGTGAAGAAATGTTTGATTTTAGTTTTGATAGGAAAGTTGAAATTGATAATATTATAGCAAGGAGTGAAAATAATGGCTAATGGATATGAAGGACTCTCACCGCTGAAACGAAGCGGATTGAGAGAGAACACAACTGAGAGGTTTGTCGTTGATGCAGGCGCAGTCTATGTCTTTGAGGATTTGGAAGAAATAACAGGTGATTTGAGCAAAGGGATACCGATGGATCCAGATGACTGGGATGACAACCGACTGGGTGCAACTTCTGGCGGGAACACTTTTGAAGTTGAAACCGAATGGCGGACTATTGATATTGATGGTATCAAGGGAGAAGTTAAAGGGGCAAAGCGCAAGATTGCTGTAATGCCACAACTAACAGCAAATGTTATAGAGTTTTCTGAAGAAGCCCTTAAGTATGCTTTTCCTGGAGCTGATATTGAAGATTGGCCGCTTGAAGAAGACCTTGAAACTGAAGAAGAGGCATCACATAAACTGTTCACACGAGAATGCAACATTGATATAGCAGATTATGTTGACCTTGTCGCATTGGTGGGTACTTTGAGTCTTGGCGATGACTGTAACGGTGAACACGCAGGAGAACCTGTTATATTCCTGCTGGAAAATGGACTCAATGACCAAACTATCACAATGACAACCAATGACGAAGATGAAATAGTGTTTGAACTGACCTTTAGTGGTCACTATGACTATGATAATCTCAATGCTGAACCTTGGAAAATCCTGCTGCCTAAAGAAGAAGAATAAATATAACGAGGGGGTTAATAGCCCCCTCTTAATAGGAGGGGTAAAATTTGAAAGTTGAAGTCAGAGAACTAACCAACCAGGATATTTTTACAGTTGCAAAAATGTTATTGAAAACTGTTCAATCGGGCAATAAGGAAATTGCAGAAATATACAAAAAACACAAAGAAGAACAGCAGAAAATGATTAATGAAAAGCAAGAAAAGGGAGAAAAGATAACTGAAGAAGATATGGTCAGCGAAGGCATACAGGTTGCAATGGAAATATTTTATATTCTATTAGAACACTCAGAAAAAGAGTTGATGAAATGGCTTGCTGACCTTTGTGATATGAATTATACAGAATTCCGAGATGCCCCAGTCTATACAATGCCCCAGGTAATTGAGCAACTAGCAGAGCAGGAGAATCTCAAGAGTTTTTTTCAGAGTGCCTACTCCTTGTACAAGAAGATGAAAGGATAGCAGGACAGGCGTGGAATAGGCTGAGGAAGATAACTGCTGATAGTGGAAATATTCCATTTTGGATATATGAACAGTATGCGCAGGGGTATCTGCAGGAACAGAAAGTTATACTGTCAAGACTCAATGCTATGGCAATTACTAATGCTTATCTTGCGAAATCTTACGGTATGTACAAAGACCAGAGTTTCAAGCGTATGCTGGAAGACCTTAATTTGATGGACAAACCGAGCAAAGCAACTGGCAGGGTTGTCAAGAAGGAAAAGGTTGATGAAGCCATTGAGAAAGCAGACAACATTGTCAAGATGTACACAGATGCTGTCAAGGGAGATGGTAACTAATGGAAGTATTCAAACTTTTAGGGCGTGTTAGCCTTGATGGCACTTCCGAAGTCGAGTCTGATTTGGAAGGTATAGGAAATCAATTTGAGCAGGCAGGTCAGAAGTTGTCTAGGTTCGGTGGCACCATGACAAAATTTGTAACTGGGCCATTGGCAGCTATGTCTGCTGGAGTTTTGGGATTGGCTCATAATGTATCACAATTTGCAGATGACATACTTGACACTGAAAGCGCAACTGGTATTGCAACAGATACATTGCAGGAATATCAGGCTATTGCTGAGCAGGCAGGGGTAAGTACCAATGCACTTGTAAGAGCCAATAGAAGCCTTGTCCGGCAGATGACTCGTTCAGCGGGTGGATCAGCGACTCTAAATAATGCCCTGCAGGAATTGGGATTAACTTTTGAAGAGTTGCAAGCACTATCTCCTGAAGACCAGATGGAAACATTAATGCAGCGACTGGGAGAAGTTGATGACGCTGGTCGCAGGGCAGAGATTGGAATGAGTATATTTCGAGGAAACTTTGATGAACTTGCCCCTATCTTAGACATGACTAACGAAGAAATGGAAAAGGTGGTTGAGCAGGCAAGAGAGTCTGGTTTTGTAATGGGAGAAGAAGCCCTTAGAGGGGCAGATGATTATCGCCGGGGTATGGTCGAGTTGAGAAGGGAAATAACAGGAACATTTAGAACAATAGCGACTGATTTATTTCCTGTCTTGAATGAACAACTTATACCTGTGCTTAGAGAAGAATTGATACCAATGATAAGAGATGTTAGTGAATTTGTTGGTGGACTAATTGAAGGTTTTGCACAATTAGATGCTACAACGCAAAGACTTATTTTTGCTGCAACTGGGTTAGCAGGTGCTTTGGGGCCTATTGCATTAATATTACCGCCTATTGTTTCTGGTTTAGGTGCGATAGCAAGCGTTGCTTTTGGCCCTGTGGGAGTTATAGCGGCATTAGCAGGACTGGCTGTACAATTCTACAGGACAAGAGATGCAACAGACGCTTATAGGCAGTCTGTTGAAAAATTATCACTCGAACAATTGCGACAAGAAATTCTAGAGCTCGAACAAGATATAGAAGACCAGCAGGAAAAGATAAGAGAGTTGGCAGATGAGGGCGCAGATATCGATACTATTATGGGTTTCGATATTGAAGATCCTAAAGTCAGGGAAGCAGCAAGAAGGCTTGAAGTATTAGAAGAAAGACTTGAAATGTTGAGAAATAGGGAAGAAGAACTTGAACAGCAAAGAGAAGAAGTAGAAGAAGTTGACACTGAAGACTATGAAAAAGATATAGAAGAATTTGAAGAATTTACAATGGCAATAGAAAGAGAGCTTGAGGATAGGCAAGACAGTATAAGACAACACAGACAGCAGCTTGAATTAATCCAGGCAGAAGGTTTACAAAGAGAGTTATTGCAGGCAGAACATTTTTATGAGAATCAGAAAATAATGGCCGAACAAGCAAAAGAAGACCAATTAGATATTGTTGAAGAAAGAATGGCTGGCAGGTTAGAACAATTACATGAAGAAGGTCAGTTGTCAGAAGAACAGTTACAGAATATGTTAGAAAATTTTCAGGCTGTTCTTGATGGCGAACCTCTTGAAATAGATGAGTATATTGAACCAGATGCCTGGGTAGAATTAGACTTAATACACAGAAATTTGCTTAATGAGATGGAAGAAGTTGAGGAAGAACATCAACTTGAAATGCAGTTGATAAGGGCTATATATCAAGCCATGCAAGAACAAGCACAAGAACAACACAATGAAAGAAGAATACAGGAAGAAGAACGCACTCAAGAACGCCTGCAACGCTTGCGTGAGCAAGGTAGAGAACAATGGCAGGATATACTTGACCGACAAGAAAGAGAATATGAGCAATATCTTGATGACCGCTGGCAAGCTATCCAGTTTATGTTTGAGCGAGAGGAAATAACAACTGACCAGTATTTAGAGTTACTTGAGCAAGAAATGGAAAGGCATGAGGAAAATACTCTAGCATTTATGAGATTATATCGTGAAAGAGATAGAATCAGAGAACAACAAAGGCAAGCAAGAAAAGAAGAACTTGAGGTTAGTTTAGAGCAAGAAGAAAACTTCCTGTTGGGATTACTAGAAGCTCACCGAGAAAATGCTGAACAACTAGATTCAATATATTATGAGGTCGGACAGTCGTTAGAGGGGCATCTCTCTGACACTTTCCATAGTATACTCACAATGTCCGATAGCCTGGTTGATTCGATTGAAAACATGTTTGATAATCTTGCAGATGAAATCCTGCGACACATGGCAAGAGTGCTGGCTTCCGAAATATTCCAGAGGGTAATATCATTCTTAGCTCCTGCCCCCACGGGTGCTATGCAGGCTGTTGAGCTAGGTATGCAGGTTGGCGGCCTGGCAAGTGGTGGATTAGTACAGTCGCCTCTTGTAACCGCTGTAGGAGAAGCAGGAGAAGAAGAAGCTGTCCTGCCCCTGACCGATAGAGTTCTAGGTAGATTAGCAGATAAGATTAACCAGGCTGGTAATAATCCCACAAATAATAACAGTCAGACTATACACTATTATGATGTCGATGGAATTAATGATGAGGCCTTCGTAAATGGTATACGCAGAAATCCTGATACTATTAAAGAACAGATTATAGATAGTGTTCAGCATAATGATAATTTAAGAAAAGCACTTAAGGCGGTGTTATAATGAGCCTGCCGAAATTTGAGTTCACTGGAGATAAAGAACAATGGGATGAGTCGACAGAAACCAATGTTCTGATTACAGATTTTGAGAGTGGAAAAGAGCAGCGCAGGGAGAAATCTCCGGCCAGAAGAAGATTTAGTTTACCTTTTTCACAATTAAGGACGCAAGTTGATGAGATAATAGAGTTTTATAACAATCGTGCAGGTCCGACTGAGCCTTTCATCTGGGAACATTATATTACAGGTGAAGAAATTGTGGTTAGGTTCGCCAATGAAACACTTACCAGACAGCATTTTTTTGATGTAGGCTCTGAGTTTTCTCTTGAATTGGTAGAATTGCTAGGTGAGGGGGAATAATAATGCCGAGAACTATATCAGAAGCTGTTGAAGCAGAAAAGGATAAGGATTTCAACAGACCTTTTGAATTATATCAATTATTCCTGCCAGAAGAAACGCTTTACCTGGCGATGTTTCCCTATGATGTAGAATTCTATGATGAAGGCGGGGCGGAACAAACTTACTCAGCTGCCGCATTATCAAGACGACCTATCAAGCACACAAGCGACTTAGAGGTTGACCGGATGAGAATACAGATTGATAATGTTTCGAGAGAGTGGTCTGCTTATGCGGGCGCTACTGAGTTGCAAGATACGAAAATTGTAGTCTGGAAAGTATTTCTTGATAGACAACCATCTAGCAATAATACCTGGTCAGATGTATTTGATGAAAATGATGCTTGGAATGATGTATTTGACGAAAATGAAGTGTGGTTATCAATATTTGGTATAGATATTTATGAGTATGTTGTTATAGGTAATTATGAAGACCATATACCCCTATTTACGGGATATGTGGATTCATTTACGATGTCGGAAAAATCAATTAGTTTTGAGGTAACAAGTAAACTAAACACACTGGACAAGCGACTGCCCGGCAGAGTGTACCAGTTACAATGCCCATGGGTGTTTGGAGATGCTGCAACTTGTGGTGTTAGTGTACCGACTCAAACTGGCACAATAGCCGATATTAAGGATGCAGGTATGACATTAGTACTAGATAGCATAACAGATGAACATTGGCTCTTTGGGGCCATAATAATTAATGGCACATTTCGGACAATTGATGGGGTTGATGTGGGAGATGATGAAATAGAATTAAATTTCCCAGTACCAACAGATATTGAGGTCGGTGATGATTATGAGTTGGAAGCTGGTTGTTCAAAGGTAAAAGATGACAGTAATCATGGTTGCGACTACTGGGATAATAGGGAGTTTTTCGGAGGATTTCCTGAGATGCCAAAGATAAGGAATACCAGAGGATGAAATATATTGGTATTCCATTTAGGCATAATGGCAGGACAAGGCAGGGTGCTGACTGTCTGGGTATAATCTATCTGTATCTTAATGATCATGGCCTTGAAATACCGCCAGATGATGGTCGAGTAATACAGGAAAACTGGCACGAACTAGAACCGCAAAGATTTCATAAAGCGCTTTTAGAATACTTTGAAAAAGTAGATGATAAGCCACAAAAGTTTGATGTTATCTTGTTTACAATTAAAGGCAAACCCCGACATTGTGGCGTGATGATTGACAATCGCAGGTTTCTGCATCTTTTCAAAAATCGCAAGTCTGGCATAGAGAGATTAGACCGCTGGCAAAAAAGAATTTATGGCGTATATAGACATAAGGATGTGGTTTGAGTGGGGCAAACAGCTAGAGATGTAGTATCAAGAGTTGTGTTTGTAGCAGCTGGTACAGTTATAGGTTTTGCGACAGGGAACCCCCTTTATGGGGCTGCTATTGGTTGGTCAATAGGTGGGGCAATAGTAGGGGATGATCCCTCTGAATCGAGTGGCACCTACAGCATGGGGCCTATTGACATGACACGCTCACACCAACTCCCTGTGCCTGTGATATATGGTGAGCATCTGGTATCGGGGAATATTATCTATGAAGACATTTATGGAGATGAAGAACAGTACCTTGACGCTCAAGTGTCTTTGAGTGAAGGCCCTATCGAGGATATATCAGAAGTACAAGCCGATGAAGTGGAAATACCCTCTGAGAATTTGACTTTGAGATATGGCGACAGAGAACAACCAGCATGGTCAGAGAACCCCGACTCACACTTTCCTTATATTGCTTATATTGGTGCTCACCTTGACGCAGAAGAATTAGAGTTATCAGGTATGCCGACAATTTCTGCGATAGTGAAGGGTAGAAAGATTAGAGCTTTTGAAAGTGGGGATGGCTGGGGCGATGCTATTACAGAATACAACAATAATCCTGCTTTTTGTGTGTTGGACTTTCTTGCAAGTGATAGGTATGGTCTGGGCTTTGATGATGATGACATCGACCTAGACTCATTTATTGAAGTTGCTGAATGGTGCGATGATAAAGATTACACTCTTAATTATGTGGTTGATAGACAGCGCTCAAGCCTTGATATTTTGGAGGATATGCTTTTAACTTTCCAGTCGTTTTTAATTTACACAGGTGGGAAAATATCTATCAAGGCAGAAACTGGCGAGGAAACTGTTGTTCAGTCTTTTGATATGGATAACATTATCTCGGAAAGTTTTACTTTTGCACAGAAATCAAAACGGGAAATTGCCAATAAAATAATCGCTGAATATGTTGAACCAGAAGAAAATTGGGAAATGATTCAGGCCACTTATGCCAATGATAACGATATTAAACGAAAAAATGAAATTATAACTACCGAGATTGTGCTTGAGGGTGTTACCGACTTTGATCAGGCCTCAAGAATAGCAAAAGTACATTATAACAAGGGCGTATTCTCAAGAAATGTCTGCCAGTTTAGGGCAGGTATAGATTCAATCCATTGTGAGCCAGGGGATGTAATTGAGATAACTCACGATGTCCCTTTCTGGCAGGATAAGCAGTTTCGCATTGTTGAAATATCTGAAGATGAAGATGACACAATGCAGATTTCTGCTGTTGAATATCATCCTGCTATCTATACAGACAAGGCAGTAGAATTTCAGCAAGGATTAGCACCTGATTTTCCCAATCCTTACAGCAAGCCACCCTCAGTTGAAAACATTGAGCTAACTGAAATTGCTAAACAGTTAGGAGATGGTACTTTTGCACCTGGTATATTAGTTGAGTTTGATAGGCCAAGCGACCATCCCTTTTTCAAAAGGGCGCATATTTATGTTCAGCGTGAAGGTGAAGCACAATGGCGTTATAGAGGCAATACAACCACATCAAGTTTTGAAATTGAGTTGCAGGAATTAGGAGAAAAAACTGTCAAGGTGCAGGTTGAAAATAGGAATGAGATTAAGGAAAAATTTGATGAAGCCACGACCGAACAGATAGAAGTATTTGGGGATTTGACTCCACCGAACCCACCTATTAATTTATTCGCTACAAAAACTTTCCGGGGTATAGTAATAGCACATTCTGAAAACTTTGAACCTGATTTTTCTCATTATAAATTATACGCTGACACAGAACCCGACTTCCCCCTTGATGATACTACCCATATTGCAACAGGAGATGACAATGTTTGGCTGGTTAATTATGAAAAAAATATATTATCCTCAACAGAAAAATGGGAAGATTTTATTGGCGAAAATGAAACATGGGATAGCATTTATTCGGAAGATGATAGGTGGTATTCAGCAACTGACGCTGACACAATTGATTACTTCTACCCTGCTCCCGAAACCGACAAGGATTATTATTTTAAGGTTACTGCTGTTGATATGTCGGGCAATGAATCAGAAGCCAGCGATGAAGTGGTGGCACAAGCAGGTCATGTCATCAAGAGCGATACAGAGCCTGACGCAGATGATTATGATAGTGGTGATGTATGGATAGACACTACCGACAACACCCCTTTTGTCCATGATGGAGTACAATGGGACAGAACCAACTGGCAGTCTATTGTCAACAGAGATGGTGCAGATACTCCTGGAGATAGTGCGACTATTGTTGTTGCGGCGGATAACACAAGTATCAAAGGCAAGAGAAATGCTGATTTTGTTTGTGATGGCGTAGATGACCACGAGGAAATCAATGATGCAATCGATAGTGTGACTGAAGGTGGAAAAGTTGTGTTGCTTGAGGGCCAATATATTATCTCTGATAGTATAGAGGTGAAAGATGATATAAGTTTGGCAGGACAAGGTAGGGATGCAACAAAAATTAAACTTGAAAATGATATTGACAGTTCAGAAGAAAATAGGTTTTTTGCAATTACAAATAAAGCCAGCACATTGCAAAATACTAAAATATCTGATTTACAAATAGATGGTAATAAAGACGAGCAAACAACATTAGAACACTACGGTATATTTTTTGGCGATGCTTCTGGCTTGACAGATGGAGCTGAATTAAATATTGTTAATATTAAAGTTAAAAACTTTAGTAATCAGGGCATCACCTATGGGGATTTTTTAGAAGATTGTTTTGCTGATAATGTGAAAAGCATAAATAACAGTACTGGCTTTGTAGTGGCATCATCCTCTATTGTTACTAACTCAATTTTTTCTGAAAATGACAGAGGCTTGTCAATTTTAGGCAATAATAATTCTGTTAATAATAATATAATTAAAAACAACGATAGGGATGGTATATATATATTTTCTGGTTGCGACAATAATAAAATAGATGGCAATATTATTTTTGGCAACAATACTAGCGATACTGATTCCCGTAGTGGCATATATCTTAGCGCTTTCTCAAAAGATCCTGGATACGACAATATTATTGTTAATAATGAAATTAGGCAAGGCGATGGCAACCAAAAATATGGGATTTCTATTGCTACTTCTCCTGT